TGGGCATGCAACCCATTCTTCGGCGTCCGCTGCGGTAAAAGAGCTCATCACTTCCGTCCATTGGCCAGCTTGAACCCAGGATATTACCGGCACCGCAGCCGCTTTAACATCCACGCCTTCGATATTTGTTCTCATTGTGCCAGCAGTCAGGACGCTACCCAACGGCAGGCCGAGCTCATCAAGAATCTTGATAAGCAGCTCCTGGCTTGCGCCCTGCAGGCCTCTCTCCAGCCTTGAAAGGTTGCCGGTATCGGAGCCCGTCCTGTGTGCGAGCTCTTCTAGCGTCCACTTTCGCGCCTTCCTGGCTGCGCGGATAGCGCTTCCTATTTTCATTTTTATGAGCTCCTCGGATCGAACGCCAATGCTCATCTCGCGGCCCTCTTCACGCAAAGCGCTGGACGCAGAATTGCGCTTGCAAAACATCTGCGCAGTGCGCAGAATTGGGGCGTGTTTATGCAAATCCATGAGGCCATAGCTATGACTCCACTGAGGAAAGCCCGCAAAGCTAAGGGATGGCGGCTGTCCGATGTGGTTGATCGCCTAGCTGCAATTGGCGAGATAACCGACACCGGAAACCTGTCACGCCTTGAGCGCGGCGCGCAAAGAGCGACACCGCAAACCGCCGAGGCGCTGGTCAAGGTCTTTGGCAAAAAAGCGCTGACAGAGATTCATGTGCTTTACCCAGAGCGCTTTGCCAATCAAGCCGCCGCCTGAGATCAGTACAGATGACCGCCACCGATCTAGCCAACAAGAACCAAGCAGCCCTTTTGCACGCACTTGCAGGCCACGGCCTGAAGCGCACGGGGGAGATTCTGGGCGTGCATGAGTCCACGGTTTCGCGGATGAAGGGCGAGGGCGGCGAGATTGAAGCGTTCGCCAGGCTGGCAGCGGCGCTGGGCCTGAAGTTGGTTGGCAGTGATGAGCAGACGTATCACCCGGAAGTGATCGGCGCGCTGTACACGATGGCAAAGCTGGGTTTTGAGCTGTCGCCGGAGATGGCGGCGATCAAGGCCGGCAAGTAACCGCCTGAATTGCAGGCATAAAAAAGCCCGGAGGCAACCGGGCTTCTTCAACAGCAACAACGAGGTAGACCGCATGATAGGCCAACAAACCGAAACGAGCAATACCGCCCCTGTCGCGACAGGTTTTCAGGTTGCGCAAAAGATGGCGCGCAATCATGGCGTGGTCGTGGCCGGAATCAGTGTGCGCCGCGACGAAGATGGCCGGTACTCACTGAACGACCTGCACCGTTCGGCCGTAGAAAGCCTCAAGGCGACCGAGAGTCAGCGCCCTGGCAACTTCCTCAAGGCTGACTCGGTATCGGCGTTTATCAAGGCCCTGGAAACTGCTACGCAAATAGCAGTTTGCGTGAAGACCCCCGGTCGGGCGGGCGGCACCTTCGCTGACGAGCTGATCGCCATCCGTTACGCCGCATGGATAGATGCCGCCTTCGAGGTCGACGTTTACCGCACCTTCCAGTCGGCCAAGCGCTCGGCAGCGGAAAGCGTGCGCGAGGGTGTTGACCGGGCCATGTCCCGCGAGCGCGCCCGTCTCGAAGCGCCCGCCATGACCGAAGCGGTCAAGCACGTCCGCCTGACTGCCGGCAAAGAGATCAAGCACTACCACTTCAGCAACGAGTTCGACCTGATCAACCGAATCGCCCTGGGTATGCCCTCTAAGGCCTACCGCGCCGCGCACTGCATTGGCCCGACCGAAGCGATCCGCGACCACCTGACGCCCTGCGAAATCCGCTGCATTGAACACCTTCAGCGTGTCAACGCCTCCTTGATCGACATCGGCATGGCCTTTGAATCGCGCAAGGAAAAGCTCAGCCAGATCTACATGCAGCGCCATAGCCGCGCCCTGCTGTCCGAAATCAAGCGGCTGGAGTTCTGATTATGGCGCGCGCACGCAATATCAAACCTGCACTGTTCAAGAATGAAATTCTCGGCGTGGCCGACCCGATGCTGACCCTGCTGTTCGAAGGGCTCTGGCTGCTGGCTGATCGTGCGGGGCGTCTGGAGGATCGTCCGCTGCGCATCAAGGGCGAGCTGTTCCCTTACCGCGAAGGCCTCGACATGGAGTCGCTGCTGGGCTGGCTGGCAGAGAATGGCTTCATCGTTCGCTACCAGGTCGACGGCAAGCGCTACATCGAAATCGACAACTTCGTGAAACATCAGAACCCGCACCGTAATGAACCAGAGTCGGAAATCCCTTCTGCGTCAAATGGTTGCACGACTTCGGATTTTGGCAGAAGTGCTTCCGAGGAAATCGGAAGCGCTCCGGCTGATTCCCTCTCTCTTGATTCTCTGATTCCTGATTCTCTGATTCCTGATCCCCTTCAAGAGCCTTGTGCGCCTTCGGCTCACGCTCCGGCCGCTGATGACCTGTTCGCCAAGTTCTGGAAGCTGTACCCACGCAAGCAGGACAAGGCCAAGGCGCTGAAGGCGTTCGCAAAGCTCAAGGTCACCGACGACCTGTTCGACCTGATCGCCAAGGGGCTGGCTGCGCAGGCTGCCTCGCATGACTGGCTCAAGGATGGCGGCAAGTTCGTGCCGATGCCGACCACCTGGCTCAACGGCAAGCGCTGGGAGGACGAAGTTAAGCCCGCTGGCAACGTGCACACATTCCCCGGCCTTTCGCGGCACACGGGATTGGCCGAGCGCTTCGTGATCGAAGATCAGCGGGAGGATGGCACTCATGCGTTCTGAGCCGATCAATCTGAGCATTGCGCCACTGGAAGCCAGGTTCGGCGTTGTTTCCAAGGAGCTGGCCGCCTGCGCCGAGCATGGCGACTACGCCGCGATCTACAGCAAGCACCGGGAGGGTCCGAGTGGTTGCCCGAAGTGCGCAGAAGCCAGGCAGCGCGACCAAGACAAGATCGATCAGCAGGCGGCAGCAGAAAAGCATGCGGCCGAGAGACTGGCCCGAAAGCTGGGCAGTGCGCTGATTCCGTTCCGCTTCAAGGATCGTTCTTTCGACGGATACACGGCCACCAGCCCGCAGCAAGTCAAGGCCCTGGCTGTGTGCCGGGAGTACGCCGAAAACTTCAAGGGGCACCACGAAGCCGGCCGCTGCCTGTTGCTGCTGGGCAATGCCGGTACGGGCAAGACGCACCTCGCCGCTGCAATCGCCAATCACATCATGCGCAACAGCGCTGCGACGGTTGTCTATCGCACCCTGGGCGGCATCCTGCAGTACATCAAGGGCAGCTACGACAAGGCCAGTGAGTACAGCGAAGCGCAAGCGTTCGCCAGCCTGATCGAGCCGAGCCTGCTGATCATCGACGAGATAGGCGCGACCAAGGCCACCGAGTTTGAGTTGGCCACGCTGTTTCAGATCATCAACGGCCGCTACGAAGAGCAGCTGCCGACCATCGTAATCTCAAACCTTCCATCAAAAGAGCTGCCAGGCGCAATGGGCGAGCGTTGCGTCGACCGTCTGCGTGAGGGCGGAGGCGTTGCTGTTGGCTTCAATTGGCTATCGGCGCGCAGCACCAAGCAAGGAGCAGCCTAATGAACAACCAATCCGACAACCTCGACTTTGCTGCCGAGTACACCCAGGAAGTCACCGACGCCACCGTGGCCGCCCAGGTGGCCGAGTACCGCGCCGCCTGTGCGCGTATCAGCCGTGATGACTGCGAGCAGTGCGGCACTGACATTCCGATTGCACGGCAGATCGCGGTGCCGGGTGTGCAGTGCTGCGTCGACTGCCAGGCGGTGGCTGGCATTCGTGCGGGAGGTGTGCGCCGTGGCTGATTCGATGCGCTGGCTGCCTGCTGAAACCGCCCCGCGCGACCGGATGATCATCGCCAACGTGGGCATGCCCTGGGCGGTGGTCGCGACGTGGAGCGAGTATTGCGAGCGATGGGTGCTCGCTGAGCTGGAATGGAATGTTTGTGACGGGCTGGCCGACCCCGGCTTTGTGACGGAGTACGAGGTCGAGCTGGCGGGCTGGATGGAATTGCCCGGGGTGGCGTCATGAATTGGGCAAAGCACTCCCCGTACCTGCTGGCCGGTGAGGCTGGCTACAAGGTCGCGAAGTTCATCAGCGCCGGCGTGGCGAGCTATCGGGCCAGCCTGAACGGTGTGTTTATTGGCCGCGTGTGCGATTCAGCCAGGGACGCGCAGGGCATTTGTGAAAATCATCTGGCAATCATGGGGGTGGCGGCATGAGCGATTCACGGAAGTTTCACGCGCTGCGACTGCGCATCGAGCAGTTGCTGGCTGAGGGCTGGAGCATTGTCGGGCGTGAGCCGCTGCGCATTGAGCGCGCCCATCGGGTGATGCAGGTTCGTGGCGGGGCGCTGATCGATGGATGAGCCAATGAAGAGCGCCCTGGATACCCAAGTGGGCGGCGGGCATTACAAGGGCATGAAGATCCAGCCGATGGAGTACAGCATGGCCAACGGCCTGGACGCCTGCCAGCACACGGCCATCAAGTACATCTCGCGCTTCCGGCAGAAGGGCGGGATTCAGGACCTGGAGAAGGCCAAGCATTGCATCGACATGCTGATCGAGTTCGAGCGCCGCGCCCTGGCCGAGGTTGAGCGCTGATGGCGGCTGCAAGCAAGAAGGCAGGCGAGCTGCGCACCACGGGCGATGTGGTGCTGTGGTGGCTGGAGCGGGTGGAGCAGAAGCGCGACACGTCGGTGAGCTACAAACGCAGCACGCGCTCGATGGTGATCAAGAACATCGTACCGGCTGTGGGGAAGGTGGCGGTGGCCAAGCTGGATCGGCGGGTGCTGGATGACAAGCTGATGTGGCCGATGATGCAGGCGGGCAAGAAGCCAGGCACTCAGCAGAAGGCCATCCAGGCGCTGCGTCAGGCCTTCCTGTTGGCCGAGCAGACTGACCGCATCAAGACCAACCCTATGGCCGCCGTGACCTTCAAGAGCTTTGATCGCAGCCCGATCCAGAGCAAGAAGGCGCGCCTGTCGCGGGTGGATCTGCCGGCGCTGGTTTTGCAGCTCTCTGAGGCATTCGACCGCGACCCGGTGAAGGGCATGCTGCCGCTGATGATGCTGGCGCATGGCACGCGCCTGACTGAGACGCTGCAAGCACGCTGGGCGCATATCTCGCGTGGTGAGCGGGTGTGGGTGATCCCTGAAAACAAGTCGAGCCGGCGCCATGAGTTGCCGCTGACGCCGCAGGTGTTGGCGCTGCTTGCCCGCTATCGCTCAGCGCTGCCTGATGCCCGCCAGCGGGTTGATTGGTTGCTGCCTGTGCGTGGCGGCAACCGGCTGTCAGCTTCGTCTGCGTGCTCGATGTTCAAGGGGATATCGGGCGGGGAATGGTCAAGCCATGACCTGCGCAAGCTGATGCGCGACAGCCTGTCTGACCTGGGCGTCGATTACTTCATCGGTGAGCGGCTGATCAATCACAGCCTGGGCAAGACCGCCGAAACCTACCTGACCCGCGATGTGATGGATCGTTGCCGTGAGGCGCTGGAGCGCTGGCATGCCCGTCTCGATGAGTGTGGGCTTTCCATTGCGACGGGCCTAAATGTGGCTGCTGCCGGGTTTTCACAAGATGACGCTACGCCCACCGCTGCGCAGTCTGTAGGCGTGTCGGGCGTTTTCACCGGGAGAGGATGAAAAATGGAGCAGATGGACTGCAATCAGGTGCTGCTGCCGTGGCCGCCTCGGGCGCTGAGCCCGAATGCCCGGGCGCACTGGCGCGCCAAGTCGACCGCCGCCAAGGCGTACCGGTACCGCTGCTTTATGGAGGCCAAGCTGTGCGAGCTGACCGCGCCTGCTGGCCGGCTGCTGCTGGTGATCGAGTTCTTGCCGCCAAATCGCCAGCGCCGTGATGACGACAACCTGATCGCGGCGTTCAAGTCGGGTCGTGATGGCCTGGCTGACGCGCTGGGCGTTGACGACTGCCTCTTCGTGACGCAGTGCCGCCTGAGCACTGAAGTGCGGCCAGGTGGCGCGGTGCGGGTCACGTTCAAGCCGTTTGTGGGTGATGAATGAGTCGCCGCCAGATTGCGGTCATCCCGCTGGCTCGGTGCGAGATATGCCAGGGCAAGGGCGTGATCGCCGGGATCTTCCATGCGATGGATTGCGCGGGCTGCAACGGCGCGGGCCTGGTCGACCGGGCGACCCATGAGGCGCTGAGCCCTGAGGTGATGGTGCAACAGCTGCGGGTGCGGCTGAACCGGGCCAACAGGCAGGTTGAACAGCAGAGGGAACAACTGGAGGCCGCTGGCCTGGCGCCCGTTACGGGGCCGGCAGCGGACTACCAGGGCAACAACAAGAAGGGCGCGGGCGGCGCGCATTTCACTGGCGACTGAGGGGATAGCCATGCAACAGCTCGACACTGAATTCATGCTGCAAGAGTGGGGCGTGTGGCTGCGTGTGCAGTCAGGCGTGCCGCACTATGTATCGCCCAGCCTGGCGCTGATGCGTGACCATGTGCAGGTTGATCGTACGCCTGAGCCGTGCATCGCTGACGAGGTGGCGCTGCTGATCGATGGCAAGGTGTGCCGGCTGTTCGAGCGGTATGAGGAGGCGGGCATTGCGCTGTGGAACTATTACCGCCACCAGGGCATGAGCTACCGCCGCCTCGGCCGGCTGATGACGGTCGCGCTGGGCAAGCCGGTGACGCATGTGCGCGCCCAGGAGCTGGTGATGGTGGGTGCCGCTTGGGTCGATGCTGCGCTGTGTCACTATCAAGAGGTGGCGTGACTGTTTAGATGTACATGCTGGGGTTGTTGACAGTGGATTACAGCCGCTGTACCTTTCTCCCCATCGTGCGGTTTTACCGCTTCAAAAGCCCTGGCCTAACCGCTGGGGCTTTTTTATGGGCTGAATTCAGGCGTTACTGCGGAGGGCGACCGCACCACCAAACGTAACGGGCCGCCTGCCCAGCAACAGCCCGCCATATCCCTCAGCTGTTCCACGACAGCCTTGCCCGAATCCACCGGGCTTTTTTATTCACGAATTCCNGCACCCATGCCCACCTCTTTGCCACTGGCGGATGGTGTCGCATTGTGGTGTCGGTTCTAACTACGCCCTAAGAGGGCAGACGAGATGCTGACATGCCTGAGAAATCTCCCGAGTTCTGGGCGGCTATCGTCCTGGCCCTCCGTGAGCACGGACTTGCCATGATGCTTACCTTCGTCCTGTCCTATATACGCATCCACATGTACGGCGAGAAGAAGAGCGCTGCGGCCAAGCTGATTGAGTCGCTGTTCGGCGCGCTGCTGATCATGCTGGTCGGGCTCGCCGTCAATGCGCTGGGCGCCAATCTGGCCTGGACGCTGTTCGCCTCTGGGCTGATCGGCCTGCTGGGCATTGATCAGGTGCGCGCGCTGGCCGGCAAGTGGGCAGATCGCAAGGCGAGCGGGCAATGATCGCGCTGCTGTTGCTTGTGCTGGCGTTGATCTTCTGGCGTCTGTCATTCACTGCGACTGATCGACTGGTTGCTACTGCTCGCTGGTGTGCAGCTGTGGTGCTGCTGAGCTGGGCGCTGGTCGCTGGCTGTGTCTACCTGTGGCTCTAAAGCCGCCAAAGCCTGGGCGTTATGTGCTGGTTGGGTGATGGAGAGTCGCGATGATCAACATCGTAGTCAGGGGTGCGAGTGAGGTCAGGGCGCAGCTTGATCGGATAGAGAGGCAGATCCCGTTTGCCACTGCCCTGGCGCTGACCCGCACTGCTGACCTGACCAAGAAAGCCATCGAGGCGGAGATGACCTCGGTGTTCGACCGCCCTACACGCTGGACGCTCAACAGCCTGCGCCTCTTCCCCGCGAAGAAGGACAAGCTCGAAGCGCGGGTGTGGATGAAGAACGAGGCGGGCAAGTCACTGGCCCCGACCGAAAGCCTGCAGCCTCAGATACAAGGAGGAGGCAGACGCAAGAAGCGTGGCGAGCAAGGGCTGCAAGCGCGCGGCGTGCTGCCTGCCGGCAAGTACGCCATGCCCGGCAAGGGCGTCAGGCGCAACGCAGCCGGGAACATGAGCGGCAGCCAGACGAGGAAGATCCTCGCAGGGCTTGGCGGCCAATACTTCGTGCTGGGTCGTGGCGACACTGCGGTCGGCATCGCTCAGCGCACAAGCAAGCGCACGCTCAAGGTGCTGCTGGCTTTCGTCAGCCGCCCGAACTACAGCAAGGCCCTGGACTTCTACGGCATCGGCAACAAGGTCGCCATGGAGCACCTGGGCAGGGAGATGCGCAAGGCCTTGGAGCACGCAATCAGAACTGCGCGCTGAATCCTGAGCGCTGACGCCCCTAGGGGGTGGCGGGGTGCCTCCCCCCCCCTTTAGGTTCTCCCGGGCGGGGGTGCCCCCCGAG